TACGACAAATTCGCAGACGGCGTTTCTTTCATTCCTCGTTCGTGGGGCTGGGTAGATCCGCAGCGCGAAATGGCAGCGCACATTGCCGGCCTTCAGAATGGCATCGTGACCTATCAGGACATCGAGGCAAGCTACGGTCGAGACGTTGAGGAACTCTTTGAGCAGCACGACAGAGAGCAAAAACTGGCAGAGCAGTACAACATTAAAACAGCATTCCAACCATTCGGCGCGAAGTTGCCGACAGCAGCAGAAGTTCAAGGAGTCATTCCAGATGACGGAAACAATTGAAGAGCAAAGACACGTTATCAGCGTCGAAGAAACAGACACGTCGATAATCATTGAGTTTCAAAAAGAAGAGGTTGTCGAGGAAGAGGTTGTTGACGTTGTTGAAGAGGTTCCGGTCGATGACGTTGTTGATGAAGAGGCTCGCGATATCGAGCCGGGCAAAGTTGTTTACCGAACAATCGACCTTTCTCGCGGAGCAATCGACGAAGAAAAAAGAATAGTTAGAATCGGTGTTTCCAGCGAGACGCCGGTTGAAAGAGAGTTTGGCTTGGAAGTTCTGAGCCATAGAAAAGAAGACATAGACATGGCGTTTATGTCTTCCGGGCGAGCACCGCTGCTGAACAACCACAAAATGGATGAACAGATCGGCGTTATTCGTTCTTTTTACCTTGACGAGACGCAACGCAGAACCGTTGCGATGGTGGAATTTGGAAAGTCTGCTTTGGCTCAAGAGGTTTTTGAAGATGTGAAATCCGGTATTAAGCAGAATATATCTGTCGGGTATAGCATCACGAAAATGGCGCGTTCCAAAGACAGCGAAGGCAGAGAGATCTACCGGGCATCATGGACGCCGATGGAGGCATCTATTGTAAGTATCCCGGCTGATTCCTCCAAATTTGTTGGCGTTGGGCGTTCCGATCAAAAAACTTTAATCAATAATACTGGAGAAAAAACCATGAGTGATAATACTCTTGACGTTCGCCAAGTTACTGATTCAGCAAAAGCAGAAGTTCAAAAGTCTTTTACTGAAATCATGTCTTTAGGCAAGCACCACAATCAGCGTGATCTGGCTGAAAAAGCAATCGAGCGCGGCATTAATGCAGAGCAGTTCCGTGGCGAGTTGTTGGAAGCTATTTCCAATGCCCGACCTTTGGAAACTCCTGCGGCCGTCGTTGACATCCCAAAGCGAGAGCAACGCTCTTACAGCATCATCCGCGCAATCAAAGCTGCTTCATCTGGCGACTGGCGTGAAGCCGGTTACGAGCGTGAAATCTCCGATGAGATTGCACATCGTTCAGGCAAAGAAGCGCGCGGCTTTTATCTGCCCGGCAACATTAGCTGGGGCCAGCGCGGCCAGACTGCCGGTACTGATACTGCCGGGGGCTTTTTGGTCGGCACTGACCATTTGGCTGACCAGTTCATCGAGGCACTGCAAGCTCGTTTGACCATTACTAGTCTTGGCGCTCGCGTCATGCAAGGCTTGAAAGGCGACGTTGCTATTCCCAAGCTGTCTGCTTCTGTGACTAATGCCGCGTTCGTTGCTGAAGGTTCAGCACCAAGCGAAGGCGCTGCCACTTTCTCACAGGTTACAATGTCTCCAAAGACTTTGGCCGCTTATGTTGACGTTTCACGTCGATTAATCCAGCAGTCAGACCCTTCAGTTGAGCAGATTCTGCGTAACGACATCATCAACACTTTCGCACGAAAGATTGACGAAGTTGCTATTCAGGGCGGCGCAGCCAACGCTCCTTCTGGTATCATTGCAAACGCCGGCACCAATGTCGTTTCAATGGGCACCAACGGCGCAGCGTTAACTTACGCCAAAGTGATTGAGCTGATCAAGGCAGTCGAAGAAGACAACGCCATGATGACCAGCGCCAATTTCCTGACCAATCCTAAAGTGATTGCTGCTTTGCGTACCATCAGCAAGCAGGCTTCCGGTGTTGAAGGCAACTTCATCATGGATCCACAGGGCACTGTACTGGGTTCAAACGTAGCATCAAGCACTCTTGTTCCGTCTAACCTTACCAAAGGCACAGGCACAGCATTAAGCGCATTGGTATACGGTGATTTCTCTCAGATCATGCTTGGCTTCTGGTCAGGTGTTGATGTGGTTGTTGATCAGTCAAGCCTGTCAACTTCTGGCGGAACGCGTCTTGCATTCTTCCAAGATCTTGACGTTGCTCTGCGATATCCTGAGTCTTTCTCAGTAATCAAAGACATAATCGCAAGCTAAACAGGGCGGGGAGGGCTTCGGCCTTCCCCAATCTTGGGGGTAAAATGCAGATAATAATCAACATTCCATGTCATGTTCGCGGTGTTCCACGATCTCGCGGTGACGTTTTAACGGTATCAGAAGCAGAAGCGCGGCAATATGTCAGCTCTGGTCATGCTGCTGATTTTGAAGTTGAAGAAAAAAAGACCTTGAAGAAGGCAGTTGAGAAAGTAGCCAAGCGATGAGCTTAGAATTTGACTCTGATTTTGACGGATACTTTGACGCGCTATACGGTCACGGCGAAGTATGCACGTTCACGCCTGAAGGCGGAGCGGCGGTATCGATCAAGGTTATATTAGATCAAGAGTATTTTGAAGTACCCGGCGAGAGTGTCGGGGTAAATAGCAGCCAGCCGATAGTTTACGGCAAGGCGAAAGATTTGAAAGCGGCGAAGTACGGCGATCAGCTAAGTTTTGCAGCTATAAAGGATTTAAGTGGGAACACGATCAAAGCCGCCACGATCTACAAGGTCACAGGCGTGCAACCGGACAACTCTGGCTTGATCGTCTTGACGCTCACAGACACCACCGCAGCCGGGGCGTTGCGCCGGGAAAGCATCAATGTGGCCGGGGGTAACTAATGCACGTTAGACAGCAAATTAGAGAGCATGTCGGCACGATATTAACTGGCCTAACGTCAACAGGCGACAGGGTGTATCAGTCAAGAGTTTGGCCGCTAAATGCCGACACGATGCCGGCGCTTTTAGTGTACACGACAACTGAAACGTCAGAAACTGACACAATGGGGCCGACTCTTACTTTGAACCGAGAGCTGGTCTTGATCGTCGAGGCATACGTTCGTAACATTACAGTTTACGACGATCTTATAGACACGATTTGCAGTGAAGTAGAAGTCGCAATGGCTGCTGATAGAACGCTTGGAGGGCTGGCAAAGTTTAGCTATCTCTCTGGGACAGACATCAGCTACAACGGTGAGGGTGAGCAGCCGGTCAGTATTGTAACGCTAGAGTTTGCGATACAATACAGAACAGCAGTAAACGCTCCAGATATAGGTGTATAATATGCAATTGCAAAGTCCTGATGGAAGCACAAAGATAACCGCTCACCCATCGAAAGTTGAATCATTCTTGGCTCGCGGATGGGAGCCGGTTAATCAAAAGGTGAAGCCGAAAGCGAAAGCGAAAGCCGAGCCACAAAAAGAGGTTATATAATGGCTACTCATACAGGTACAGCAGGAACAATTAAAGTCGGCACTGCCGCAGTTGCAGAGCTGAGAAGTTTCAGCATTGAAGAAACGGCTGACACCGTAGAAACCACCGTAATGACTGATTCGGCGCGAAAATTCAAGCCTACGCTGACATCTTTCAGCGGCTCAGCAGACGTTTACTGGGACGAAACAGACACCGCCGGTCAGGTGGCTTTGTCTGTTGGTTCTGAAGTTACCATCGGATTCTATCCAGAAGGCGATGCCGCTGCTTCGACTTACTACACCGGGTCAGCTATTGTGACTGGCGTTAGTCGTTCAAGTTCTTTCGACGGAATGGTAGAGGCATCTATTTCCTTGCAGGGTAATGGCGCACTCACCACTAGCGTTGTAGCTTGAGTATTTTAGACAAGGCAAAGTCGCATTATCAGAGCGTCTTGGCTGCTGACCCGAAGCCTATTGAGATCGAAGAATGGGGCGGACGCTATTATGTACGTCCTCAGATCTCGGTTAAAAAGAAGATGGAGATACAGCAACGTCTAACTTCTGACAAGATGGACGAAGGTCTTGCTCTGACGGTGATATACTATTTGTGTCAGGAAGACGGCGAGTCCTGTTTTACAAAACCGGAACTCACCGAAATTGTGAGATCTGTCGATCCGGACGTACTGATTAGGGTTGCGGGTGAAATCGCTGACATGCAGCCGAAAGCGGAAGATCTCGAAAAAAACTGATAGACGACGATGCTCTACTCTTCGCCTACCAACTTGCGGAACATTTACACAAGACGGTTGATGAGATCACAGAGATGAGCATGGTCGAGTTTCAAGGCTGGGTTGCGTACTTCAAGGTGAAAAATGGCTAATCCTGTAAGAATTCCGATCACAGCGACCAACAAGACCGCTCAAGCCTTCGCTCAAGTGAACAAGGGCTTGAAGTCAATGGGCAGCTTCGCGGGGCAAACCGCGATGAAGATCGGAAAGATCGGTATTGCCTTCGCCACGGTCGGCGTTGCAACTGCCACAGTCATGACCAAATCATCAATGCAAACCATTGACGCGCTTGCAAAGACTGCTGACCAACTGGGAATCAACACAGAAGCGCTCGGCGGGCTTCAACACGCGGCCAACCTTGCAGGCGTGGAAAACAAAACATTTGAAAAATCTTTGCAGAATCTGGCAATCGGGGTATCTGACGCCGCAAATAATACGGGCGTTGCGAAAGATGCCTTCCTTGAATTGGGCATCAGCGCAGCAGCACTTGAAAAACTACCGCTAGATCAGCAAATGCTGGTTGTCGCAGACGCGATGAAAAACGTCAAGTCTCAGACGGACAAGGTGCGGATAGCAGCAGATTTGTTTGGCGCTCGCGGCGTTGCAATGCTTAACATGATTTCAGGCGGTTCTGGCGACCTCAGAGAGATGGCGGCAGAGGCTGAACATCTTGGCATTACCATGTCGCGGGTCGACGCGGCACAGATTGAGGTTGCTAATGATGCCGTCTCAAGGGCCACGGGAGTTTTCACCGGGCTTGGCAACCAACTCGCAGTGTCGTTCAGTCCGATCATTGCAGGGGTTGCGGATTCGTTCAGGCAATCGGCGTTAGACTCTGCTGAATTCGGAGACGTAGGGCAGAGGGTTGCTGACGCTGTTGTCAGGGGTTTTGCCCAAGCGGCTGACGTTGTTCACAATTTAAAAATCGGATTTTTGGAAGCAAAGCAGACCGTGCTTGGATTCGGTGCGGCTATGGTTGGCAAGCTGGTTCCCGCACTTCAGGTTTTCATCGATGTTTACAACTCGATAGCGAGTGTGCTTGGCGGCGATCAGATTGCATCAAATCCGCTTGAAGATTTCCTCACTGGTATTAACTCATCAATTGCCGAGACAAAAAAACAACTTGCCGAACTTGGCTCACAAGAAATGCCAAGCACAGGGATCGAAGAGTTTTACGAAAAGGTTAAGGCGAAAACTAGAGAAACAGCCGAAGTGATTGCCAAGGACGCTGTTGGCAAAGTTATTCTTGAAGATTTGGACACTAATGGCCCGGCCATACTTGAAAGACTAACATTTAACCAAGAGCAGCAAATCGAAGGCCAGAAACGATTGGCCGCGTTTAATCAGAAATCAGGCGTGGCGCAAACAAGCCAAGTTGTAGGTGAGTTAGCCAATCAGTTTTCAGCAATTGCAAGCAATAACAAAAAACTATTCGCGGTCAACAAAGCATTCCAGATTGGTCAGGCGATCATGCAAACCTATTCTGCGGCTACCTTGGCGCTCGCTAGTTACCCACCGCCTCTGGGCTTTGTTATGGCCGCTGGAGCAGTTGCAAGCGGACTCGGGCAGGTTGCTCAGATCAAATCGCAATCGTTCGAGGGTGGTGGCTTCACTGGTCGCGGAGCGAGAGCAGGTGGGCTGGATGGAAAAGGTGGATACATGGCGATGGTTCACCCAAACGAGTCTGTAATCGACCACACGAAAGGCCAGACCGGTGGCGTGACTATTGTCAACAACATTGACGCGTCTGGCGCTGGCCCAGAAGTAGAAGAGAAAATCAAAAAAGCAATGGAGCAAACGAGCGCCGCAACTATCGCTCAGATTCAGTCATTGATGCAGAGGCGAAGATTCGTATGACCATTTTTTCATTTCCGCAAATCACGCCGACATCAAGCAGCTTTGAGTTAGTAACGAACACGAAAACATTCCGCTCGCCTATCACCAACGCAGTACAAACGGCCAATCGTCAGGGTTCTCTGTGGAAAGTTGGGATGTCGTTTAACAACTTAAGCGGCGATGACAGATCGGATATGCAAGCGTTCCTTGCAAAACTCAACGGGCAGGAGCATCGCTTTGCGCTGTACGATCATTCATACACTCGCAGGGGATTTGGTGCAGGCACGTTAAGCGTCAATGGAGCCAACCAAAGTGGTGCAAGCCTTGTTTGCGTAACTACAGGCTTTTCAATCACAAATTATTTCAAAGCCGGTGATTATATATCTTTCAATAATGAGCTTCACATGGTCACGGATAACGCCAGCTCAGACGGGGCAGGAGCTATTACTCTCAAAATAGCGCCGCCGATCAGAAAACCGACTATCAACAATCAGTCAATTGATTACACGGGAACGGTTAACGGTGTATTCATGCTGGCATCGAAATCTGGCTGGAGCAATGAACTCGCCGGGCTTTCATCGTTCAGCATTGATGCTGTCGAGGATGTTTTGGCATGAGCAGACCATTTTTACCTGCTAGTTTGGCCGCGTTTGATCTGCCATACGTTACCGTTTTGACTTTTGTGAAGTTGGAGTTTGCCGCCGAGACGGTATACGTTCATAACGGAATCGGATCTTATACATGGGGCGATGAGGATTGGCTTGGCGTGGGAAGTCTTGGCTCAGTATCTCAGCTAGAGGAAGGCTCAGACGTTAGCCCGTATTCAATAACGCTCACGCTGTCGGCGCTTGATGCAACGTTGTCCGGTCAGGCGCTGAACGAAGATTATTTCATGCGCCCCGTCACGGTTTACGTCGGTGTTCTGTCGGCAGACGATGAATTGCTCGATGATCCGCTGCCAATGTGGGCCGGTTTCATGGATGTCATGAGCATCACGGCTGGGCAAGAAGGCGGCTCTGGTGACCAGATCGTTGTCACCTGCGAATCTGAACTGGCGGCGTTCGATAGGTCTGCTAACTTAAGGTATACGAACCAGACACAACAACGGCTCTATCCTTCAGATACTTTCTTCGAGTTCATGCCAAAAATTGAAGGGCTGAAAATCAAATGGCGCGGCGATTCAGACAGCGGTGGAACGGCAGGAGGTGGTAGGATTGGCGACCCGCTGACTCGGGAAATGCACTAATGGTTCTCCAAGCATTGAATTCATGGAGGAGGCGACAGTTTGAGTACGGCGATTCAGATTGCTGCCAGTTCGTTGCTCATGTGCTTTTGGAGCTAACCGGAAAAGATTATATTCACGCTTTCGGGTACAATAGCGAGAAGGGCGCTGAAGAGATTTTGGCCAAACACGGAGGGTTGGAGGGGCTAGTTTCCTTTGCGCTTCAGAAGCTGCCAAGCGAAGATTTCGGCGACGGTGATCCTGTTATTGTTGATCTGCCTATTATCGGCGAAGCGATGGGCATAAAATTCGGAACGGAAGCTGTTTGCTTGACGAAAAAGGGCATGGCTAGAGTCAACGAAAGATACATCATCAAGGGTTGGAAGATATGCCACCAGTAATTATAGCAGTTGTCTCAATTGGATCAGCGGTGATCGGGGCCGTTGGCGGCGCTGCTTTTCTGGCTGGTCTAAGTCTTTCTGCTTTTGTTGGCGTAACGTTGGTTGCCGGTACAGCTATAATCGCTGGCGGGGCAATGCTTGCCACAAAACTTATGTCAATTGACATGCCGGGCGTCCCAGACACTGACAAGTCACGACAGGTAACGTCAAAAAGCACTGTCGAACCGATGAAGATAATTTATGGTCAGGCGCTGGTGTCTGGGCCGTTAGCTTTCTTGGGATTATCGGGCGACGACAACGAAGACCTTCATCACGTTATTGCGCTTGCAGGCCACGAAGTCGAAGCAATTACAGACGTTTGGCTTGATGATGAGGTAATAATCAACCCAAACGGGATAGTTACTTCTGGAACATTTGGGCCGGTTACTGTGACGGTTGATGTTCCGATATTTAACGGCATAGAATTTCCAAACATTCCGCAAGTTCAAGTTTACAAATATCTTGGCACCGCTGATCAAACCTATGATCCAATTCTTGTTTCGAGGTTTGCTGATTATAGTACCAACAATAAAGGCCAAGGAATCGCGTATATCCACACGATTTTCACGCTGTTGGAAGCCACTGTAAGCCAAGAACTTTGGGGCAAGTATTCACCGAACAACATTCGCGCTTTGGTCAAAGGTCGGAAAGTATACGATCCACGCCTTGACGTAGCTGCTGGTAATGCTGCTGGCGCAAATCCAGCCAATCCAAGTTATATAGCCTACTCGGACAACCCAGCTTTGTGCGTAGCCGATTACCTAACCAATAAACAATTCGGTATGGGCGTGGCAACAAATAAAGTCGATTGGCTTGAGGTGATTATAGCAGCCGACGCTTGCGATGTTTCCGTACCAGTTCCGGGAGGCACTGAAAAGCGATTCACCGCGAATGGCGTTTTGTTTGGAACTGATCCACACATGACCAGCATCAACAAGCTGCTGAGTTCAATGAATGGTTCGCTGGTATACTCTGGTGGCGAGTACATCATCAGCGCAGGCGTGTATCAGGCACCGACTCATGTATTGACCGAGGATGATTTGGCCGGGTCTGTGACGGTTAAAACATCTGTTGAACGAGCAGACAGATTCAACACTGTCAAATCTATCATTATCGACCCTGCTCAAAACAATAAATCGGTCGAGGTTCCACGGGTTCAACTGACCGCCGCGTTTAATCGTGACAACCAAGAGACTTTAGAGCGCGAAATAAATCTGCCGTTTACCAATTCAAGCTACATGGCTCAACGAATTGCAAATAAGCTGATTCAGATGAGCGACCAGCAAAAGCTGCTGACGTTTCCAGCTAACCTTTCAGCAATGGCAATCACGGTCGGTGATCGGGTTGAAGTAAATATTGAAGAGCTTGGCTTTTCGTCTAAGGTCTTCCGTTGCATGGGTTGGAGCTTTACAGAAAGCGGTATCTCTTTAACGCTTGCAGAAGATGACCCCGGAAGCTACGCAGATCCTGACGCGATAGAATATTCAACTATCAGCGCGGCGGGTATTATCACAAACGGATTTCCCGGTGTACCTGATCCGCAAAGTCTGATCGCGGTTGCAGGCGTGAATTCAATTGATTTGAATTGGCGAAATCCAAGCAACACTTCAAGGTTTTCAAGTGTAATTGTTTATGCTTCTTCGACCGATCAATGGTCAGATGCTGTCGAAATTGGTCGAGGTATAATCACATCTTTTAAACATGACGCAAGCACCGAAGCAGACTCGATAACTTCCGGTGATCAGCGTTGGTATTGGATCAGAGCAATTGGTATAGGTTCTAGCGCCAACGTATTCAGCGACCGAAATCCAGACAACGACCAATCAAACGTCACGGCAACCGCGCTGACAAACATAGCAGATTCTGTCGAGTGGCAAGATGTTTCCAATTTAAACGGTGGCAGGCCATTTGACAACGCGACCGTCGGCGCTACGGCTGGCAGTAATTTAACCGCATCGACAGGCGCACTGCTTGGCGATGATGACGTTTTAAACAGCGTTGTAATTGAAGATATCACCGAAATTCAACTTGCTGGAACCGGCGAAATTCTTGAGTTGATCGGCGGGGCTAGAGCTGACTTGCAGCAGCTTGGCGACGTTGCTGCTTATGCGTTCAACAACGGTCAATATTTGCTGGGCATAACAAACGACCTTGACGCAAGTTTTGGCAATTTACAGCAAACCGTTGTTGATATTACCGCCGGTACTACTGATGTTTTTGTCAGCGATGAGCCGCCGGTTGCTGGCGTTGGAGGCGTACCCGATCCGATTGATATTTATTCGCGCTGGTATGATTCAAACGACAACAACAAGCCATATTACTGGAACGGGACAACTTGGGTTGATTTGAGCGATCCACGAATTGCGTCCAATCAAAGTGAGATCACTGCTGTCTCGGCCAACCTTGATGGCACAATCACAACGGTAAACGGGCATACAACTCAAATTTCGGCGACTACAAGCGCGGTAAGCGTTTTAGATGCAACGGTAGTCCTGATTGACGAAGACTTGGTTGCGCTCACAGGATCGTACGATGCTTTTGTTTTGGCTTATGATGCGGAAGACGCTGACGGCAGGATCGCGGTCAATGCTGGCGCAATTGATACTTTAGAACTTAAAGTCGAAGACATAGACGGGCTGATTGCTGTTTCTGCGACCGACATCACTGAACTTAAGGTCAGCAGGCAGAATTATACAAAGCTAGAAGGCACGGACGGCGAACCGTTAACGCTTGTCAATGACGGCCCAGAGATCGAATTGCAAGACACCAGCGCGGTAGGTGGGGCAACCGGAACAGCCGTCTCCATTCTGGACACTAGAATAGTCGAGACAGAGCGCGGTATCTCAGTCACCAGCCAAGACATTGTTTCTCTGACTTCTGCTCTGAATGATACCAATTTAAATCTGGCAGGCGAGGCAAATGCTATATCGAATTTGTCCACTATTGTCGAGATACAAGGCGATGTCATAACCGCCACGTCTAGCGACATAGTATTGCTGACAGCTCGCGTTGGAAATAATGAAGGCGAGATTAACCAGTTAAACACTGTCACGGCTGGCTCAACTAGCCTATTAGTTAAATCGTTCTTGGAATTAACTGGAACGGTAGGCGATGCCCAAGGTGATATCACTCAACTTAATACTGTGGACTTAAGCTCAACAAGTGCATTAGTACTGGCACATTTAAAGGTTAGCTCGACGGTCGGGGAAAACACCGCAGTAATATCACAGCAATTAGAAAGCATAAACGGCATCGAAGCTAATTATAGCGTCAAGGTTGACATCAACGATCGGATCACTGGGTTCGGATTCAACAGCACAGCAGCAAATGCCGAGCCAGATAGCCTGTTTTATATAATTGCAGACAGGTTTGCAGTGGTAAATCCTGAGTCAACAGAAGACGCGCCGATTGTTCCGTTTGCTATAACTTACGACGTGGAAACCAGCACATCGAAAGTAATAATGACCGGTAACGTCATTATTGATGGCGATTTGATTACAACCGGAACCGTAAACGCTGACCGAATTGATGTTGCAGGTATTATTACTGCTGGCAGCATTGTAATCGGAAGCGATATTGAAAACTTTATTATTGGCTCTGATGTGAATGCAAACGTCACGAGCATCAGCGGTGGCGTAATAACCACCGGAACTGTTAAGGCCGCAAATATAAACATCGACGGCATAACTTTGAGCAGAAGCGGCGATTCTTTGGTGATTAACGCAGAAGGCGTTGGCACAGCTCAATTAGCTGGCAATGCAGTAACCATTGACAAAATAGCTGACAGCATCCAATCGAGTGACTATGTAACCGGAGTTAGCGGTTGGAAAATTACTAAAGCAGGTGCGTCTGAGTTTTCTAATGTCACAGTCCGAGGAAGCGTAGACGCTGGAAGCATCAACATCGACGGAGTGACTTTAGACACTGATCCTATTACTGGCAATCTGATTGTAAAAGGCGGCGGTATTGGAACTGGGCAATTAGCAACCGGAGCAGTAACTGCTGATCAGCTTGCACCAGTCGCCGTTACCGCTGACAAAGTTGACCCAAATGCTATTATATTCAGTCAAGGCGATGTGGTTGTAATCTATAACTGGGACGGGACTAATCACAGCCCATCTGCTGATTACATTGATGTACCCGTAATATTTACAAACGTTATCGGCGAATCAATCGCTGGCGTTACGACACTCAGAATTACTTGGGTTAGCTCTACAGAATTAACTGGGGCTGAATTTGGCACAAATGATGATACTGTGGTAACCGTAGATGCTGGCGGAGGCACAAGTGACGGTTATGTCAGAATGAAGGTTGTGCACACTGCGTCGGGCATTTCGACTTACGTTACAGGCACTATTTTGGCGAGCGGCGGGAGCGGCGGCAAATGAAGATTGAATGTATTATGGAAGGCAACCGACTTGGCTGGACGGCAACGCCAATCGGATTCAGAGATTTGTTCGATTTCCATGAGACAATGGAAGATTGGCCCGAGGATCATGAAGGCAAGTTTACGCTGTCCAGATCAACTCTGGTGGTAAACAAGCACGTCGTTCATAGCAGGTCAATAGAAACCCCATTGACAAATGAAAGCGCCTTCAACGGCGTCTGGGCGGTTCGTGACGCATCAGGCCAGTGGATAGGATACTGGCGCGACAAGATCAAGGGTAAATTGGTTCATACTGGGCAGACTGCTATTCATCCAGATCAGCGCGGAAAAGGGTATTTCAGAACATTCATGCACATGCAGGCATATTTAGCATTTTACGTTTACAATTGTGACAACTGGTCGTTTGAAGTCATGGACGAACAACCCGCACTAATGACCAAGATAGACCGACACTGGGACGGTGGAGCAGATCAAAAAGGCGCTGAACGACAAGGGTCAACTGGCGCTAATGTAGTAAAATTCAGCCAATCGAGAGAAGATCAACTGACGCGGTTTGGCACAGCGAGACACTCTCAAGACATTGCTGACGGGCTGGTGATGACGCCAGAAAACGCAGGATACTCGAACGTGTTTCAATTTACAGAATAGACCAATCTTACATAATACGGCCCGAACGGTCAGGAGAACGAAATGGCTCAGATAGATACTCTAACGAACGTCGGCGCAGTAGTAAGCACTGACCTTGCGCTGATCCTGCGCGGCGGTGCAAACGTGCTCGGAACCTTTGGCAGTCTGGTAGGCCAGAACGCGACAAGTGTCACCATCACAGGCGGGACGGTCAATGGCACGGTGATCGGCGGTGTAACGCCAGCGGCTGGTAGTTTTACTACGCTGGGAACTACAGGAGCCGCCACCTTTAGTGCAGGCATCACAGCCACTACTGGTGCGTTTAGTGGTGGGGTAAACATTACTGACTCATCCTATGGTATATACTCTACAGCCGTAGCAGCAACCATAGGGTATATTGGAAATTCAGCAAACGATTTAACTATTTTCAGTTCGACAGCGGGGCATAACGGACTACGCTTTCATGATAACGGCATTCTGCCAATTGATAATACTGGCGCTCTTGTTGACGCGGATGCTGACCTTGGTATAGGTACATATCGTTTCAAAGATTTATATTTGTCGGGAACTGTCAATGCAGGAGCGGCGACGTTTAGTGGTGTTGTTAAAGTCAATACTGCGCTCGCGTTGGGAGATATAAATCTCACGCAAACAGCAGATGCAAAAGGTATCGTGATAGTTGATTCAACGGAAAGTGGTGCTTTAAAACTTCAACATAATGCAGCCAGCAGTTATATAGCAAACAACGATACGCGCAACATGGTTTTTGCAACTAACTCTTTAGATAGAGTGACTATTGACGGCAGCACAGGAGCGGCGACGTTTAGTGGTAATGTGACTATTGGATCACAAACTTTTATTTCAACTACTGGCGGTGTTTATGTTGACGGGGGTTATACAACAAGAGTGACCGCAAGTGGGTCTGGTGCCGCAGGACACGATATGTTGTTTTATACGGGCACTGGCGCTGGCTCAGAACGCCTCCGAATCGACGCCAGCGGCAATTTGTTGGTGGGTAAAGCGGCTTCTAGCTTTACTACAGCAGGCGTTGAACTGGCGCAAGGTGGCACAGCAGGTAAGGTTCAGATACAACGCTCTTCTAGCCCCTTAGCTCTTGTTAATTTAACGGACGATGGAAGCATCCTTAATTTTTATAAAGGAACCATAAGCGTAGGTAGTATTGGTACTTTAGGAGGCAATTTATTTATAGGCTCCCCAAACGGAACAGCGGCACATTTAAGGTTGGGTGAAGGAGGAATTTTTCCAAGTGATAGCGGCGGGTACAATAGAAATGCTGCTATTGATCTTGGTGGCATATCTTCAAAGTTCAAAGACCTATACCTATCAGGCGGTG